GCCCTCACCGTCGAACCCGACCAGGTGCCCGAACTAGTCCGCGCCGTCGTCTGGGTCGACCCGGCCGTCAGCAGCGCCGACGGCTCCGACTGCCAGGGCATCCAAGCCGACGCCGCCGGCACCGACGGCCGCGTCTACCGCCTCTACTCCTGGGAAGGGGTCACCACCCCGGAGGAAGCCCTCGAGCAGGCCATCCTCACCGCCGTCGACCTGGGCGCCGACTGGGTCGGCATCGAGACCGACCAGGGCGGCGACCTCTGGCGCGCCGGCTACCGGGAAGCGGTCCGGCACCTCGAACGGGAACGGCAAATCCCGAAGGGGGCCGCCCCGCCCTGCCGGGACGCGAAAGCCGGCGCCGGCGCCGGCCCTAAGACGCACCGGGCCAGCCTGATGCTCGCCGACTATGAACGGGGCACCATCCGGCACGTCCGGGGCGGCAGCGCCCCCCTCGAACGGGCCCTCCGCCGGTTCCCGAAAACGAAGCCGCACGACCTTGTCGACGCCGCCTACTGGTCCTGGGCCGACCTGCGCTCCGGGGGCCCGGTCGGCGCCAGCGCCCACGACGACCAGGTGCCCGCCCCGAAGGGCAGCCGCTCCTGGGCCGACGACCCCTACGCCGCCCCCCGCCAGTCCCGCTGGCAACAGTGAACTAGCGCACTCCCGCCCGGACCCGCCGGTTAGCATGCGCCCCATGCTCACCACCGTCCTCGAAACCGCCGGGGCCGCCGCCCTCGTAGCAGCGGCAGCCTTCGCCGCCTCCTACGCCGGCTGGCAGGCCGCCACCGCAGCAGCCCTCCTGGTAGCCGGCACCCTCGCCCTCTGGGCGGCCCGCACCCTCACCAGGAGCCCCCGACCATGAGCCTGTTCTGGACCCCGACCGCCCCCACCCGCCGCCAGAGGGAAGCGTCCGTTGTCGACACCACCCCCTACACCATCGACTCCGACGACTACCTCTACCGCGGCCTCGGCGGCACCCCCCGCGACCTGCAAGGCTCCACCCTCCGCCGGGCGCAGGACCTCTCCGTCGCCCTCTACCGGGCGAACCCGCTCGCCCACCGCATGGTCGCCATCTACCGCTCGTACATGGCCGGCACCGGCTTCAACATCGCCTGCCACAACCCCGAGGTGCAGGCCGTCGTCGACGACTTCTGGACCTCGCCCCGCAACCGGCTCGATCAGTACGGGAAGGACGACGCCCGCGACTGGCTCCTGTTCGGCGAACTGTTCCCCCCCCTCGCCCGGGACGCCGCCGGGAACCTCACCGCCGGCTTCATCGACCCGTCCACCGTCACCGCCGTCGGCCGGAACCCGCTCAACAACCGCATCCTGGACACCATCACCGTCCAGCCGGCAGGGGCCCAGCCCCGCACCTACCAGGTCGCCACCATCAACAACGACCCGGCCGCCGAGCAGCCCGGCATCTGGCAGGGCGACGTCTGCGCCTGGCTGTACGACCGGGTCGCCGCCAGCAGCCGCGGCAACCCGTTCCTCCTGCCCGCCCTCGACTGGCTCGACGCCTACGACCAGGTCCTATGGGAACTGCTCGAACGGCAGAAAGCCCTCCGCGCCCACTTCTGGGACGTGGAGGTCGACACCGACGACCAACTAGACCAGGCCCGCACCCTGTGGGGCACCACCGCCCCCCGCTCCGGGTCGGTACGGTTCCGCACCCCGAACATCCGCCCCAGCATCGTCGCCCCCAGCCTGGGAGCGCAGGAGGACGTCGCCGCCGCCCGGTACATGCGGCAGCACCTGGCCGTCGGCGGCGGCCTCGCCCCCCACTGGCTCGGCTCCCCCGAGGACGCCAACCGGAGCACCGCCGAGCAGATGGACATCCCCGTCCTCCGCTCCCTCCAGGACACTCAGGCCGACTGGCGGGCCCGCATCACCGAACTGGTCGAGATCGCCGTCGACGCGAAGGTCGCCGCCGGCTACCTCGACCCGACCCTGCCCCGCTACGACCGCACCGGGAAGCCAGCCACCGCCACCGGCGCCGACGGGGAGTCGCAGGACATCCAACCGGCCCGCCGCCTGTTCACCGTCCAACTCCCGGAGGTCAGGGACGCCCAAGTGCAGACCGCCGCCGCCGCCCTCGCCTCCGTCGCCACCGCGTTCGGCCAACTTGACCTGCTCGGCGCCATCGGCCCGGAGACCGCCCGCATGGTCGTCCGGCAGATGCTCCCCGCCCTCGGTATCCCCCCCGAGGAACTACCCGACGACGAGCAGGACCTGGCCGCCGAGCAGGAGCAGGCGGTCGCCGCCCTGGAGTCCTACCGCCGCTACCGAGGCTAACCCATGCCCGCCACCGGGCCCGACCGCACCTACGCCGAACGGCAACGGCGCGCGAAGGCGGTCAAAGCCTGGGTCGCCGAGCACGGATGGACCTGCCCCGGCTGGGGCGACCAGGACGCCCACCCGAGCCGGGACCTGACCGCCGACCACTGGACCCCCCGCCGGAAAGGCGGCGAAACCGGCCCGCTCCGCATCCTCTGCCGAACCTGCAACGGCAAGCGGGGAGCAGCCGTCAGCGCCGAACTAGCCGAAACCCACCTGTCCGGCACCACCATCAACCCCGCCGAATACCGCCGGGAACTCCTCGCCGCCGTCGCCGCCCTCGAGGACCTGACCGCCCGGCAAGCCGCCGACACCCTCCGCCTCCTCGACCAGGCCCGGAAGGACGTCCTCGCCACCCTCGCCTCCCTACCCGCCGGGAGCCGCAGCCGGGAAATGTGGCAGCGGGCCCTCGAAGGGGTGGATGACACCATCGGCCGCTTCTCCGAACGGTACGCCGCCAGCCTCTCCGAAGCCGTCGCCGCCGGCTACGACCTGGGCGTCGACCTGGCCGCCCGGCCCCTCACCCACGCCATCCCCGGCCTCGAACTAGTAGCCGCCGGCGCCGCCCCCTACAGCCCCGCCCTCCTCGGGCAGATGAGCCCCCAACTCGTCCAGGGGATGACCGACGACCTGCGCCGCCGCATCCACCAGGAGGTCGCCGCCGTCACCCTCGGCTCCAAACCGTTCGATGAGGCCGCCCGGGCGATAGGCCGCAACCTCACCGACCGTAACCACTTCTCGACCATCGCCCACCGGGCCCGGGCCATCACCATGACCGAGGTGGGCCGGGCGCAGGCCCTCGGAACCCACTACGCCCAGCAGGCCCTCGACCGGGCCGTTCGAGCCGACCCGACCCTCCCCTTCACGGTGAGGAAACGGTGGCTCAACGCCCACCTGCCCGGAGCCCGCCAGACCCACCTCGAAGCGGAGGGCCGCTACGCCCCCGGCGGCGACCCCGGCCCGATACCCGTCGACGACCTGTTCCAGGTGGCCGGCGTCGACTGCTACGGCCCCCACGACCCGGCCCTGCCCGCCGGGGAGTCGGTCCACTGCCACTGCGTCGTCGTCACCGTCATCCCCGAACTACAGGACGGCGGCCATGTTGACACCCGCGGCATCAGCCGGGCGGCGGAGCCGACCGTCAAACCGCCCGTCCCGGCTACCGGCCCGGCGCCTACCACCCGGGCCGGGGTGCCCCGCTGGTATCAGCCCGGCCAGGACGCCGCCCTCGACCGGGTCGTCGCCCTCCGCGGGCAGAATCCGCTCAACGCCCGCACCCGCGCCGGCTTCCGCCTCACCGACGACGACCTGCTCACCGTCGTCAACTCGCCGGCCGCTACCGCGCAGCAGCGCACCGCCGCCCGGAAAGCCCTCGCCGCCCGGGCGCCCCTACCCGCCGGAGCGCCCCCGCCAGCCCGGCCAGCGCCGCCGCCAGCGCCGAGGCCGCCGGGGGTCACCTCCTACGGCACCGGCCTCCCCGCCGACACCGCCGCCATCGAGCAGGCCGCAGCCGACCTGGCCGCCACCGCGGAAACCTGGCCGACGGCTAACCGCAACGCCGCCCGCCTCGCCCTCGACCCGGCCAGCCCCGGCGCCGGCGTCGTTGTCGCCCGGGACACCAGCGGCCGCATCACCGGCGCCCTCCGCTACAACGTGGAACCCGCCCAGGTGGTCGTCGAATACGTCGGCGCCTACGGGGAGCAGGGCACCGGCACCGCCCTCATGCGGCAGGCCGCCATCCGGGCCGCCGCCGAAGGGAAACCCCTCACCCTCGTCAGCGGCCCCGAGTCAGCCGACTTCTACCTGCGTCTCGGCATGCGCCGAGTCGAGGGCCGCCAGGGCCGCCTCGCCTTCGACCCGGCCGAGACCCTACGCTTCTCCCTCGGCCAGCCCGTCCGGGCCGCCCCCGCCGCCGCCGACTCGGAACTCGCCCGCATCCTCGCCCGCAAAGGCGACAAGCCCTTCTCGACCGTGCTCTCCAAGCGGCAGGGCGGCGACTACCTGTTCTCCGAAGATGAACTCCGCTACGTCCTCAGCAGCCCCCAAGCCACCGCCGGGCAGAAACGCGGCGCGCAGGGAGCCCTCGACGCCCGCCGCCTCCGCTCCCCCCGCCCCCCGACCGGCACCGGCACCACCCCGACGCCGACGACCGCCGCCGAACGCCGCGCCGCCAGCGCCGCCAGGCCCCGCAGCACCCCGCCGCCCACCACCGACTGGAAGCCGGTCATGGCCCCGCAGGAGGCCGACGCCTGGGCGGCCGGCTGGGAGCAGGGCTCCTACTGGCACGCTACCCAGTTCGCCTCCGACATCCGCCTCGGAGGCTTCCAGCCGAGCCGGGTCTCCATGTTCGGCCCCGGCGTCTACGGCTGCGAAACCCGGCAGGGGGTCCGCTCCTGGTACGGGTACGCCAGCCGCGGCCACAGCGTCGGCGTCGACGCCCTCCGGCTCCGCTGGCGGGCCCGCCGCCTCGTCGAATGGGACGACGCCCCCGGAGCCCCCGACACCGTCGCCGGCCTCGTCCACACCATCGCCCGCGGCAACCGGCCCGCCCACTGGACCCCCAGCCACTGGGACAAGGCGAACGCCGCCCACCAGTGGGCGGAGCAGCGCGGCCTAGTCCCCCTCCTCGACGATCTAGCGGCGGCGCTCGGCCGGGTCAGCAGCCCCGCCGAGAAGCACCAGGTCTACCTCGACGTCATGGGCCGGCACGGGTACGACGGCATGCGCGTCACCTTCCCCACCACCGCCGAAGGCAACGTCGCCGCCAGCGCCGGCGGGGAACAGTTGGTAATCTACGACCCGCGCAACGTCGTCGTCGTCGACCCCTTCGCGGGAGCCACACCATGACCGACGGGCACCTGCCCGGCAGCCTCACCGCCGAGGAAGCCGCCGAAGCCATCGACCTCGCCGAACACCTCGAGCAGACCGGCCAGGCCGAAGCGGTCGCCGCCCTCCGCCGCCGGGCCCGGGTGCCCCGCGACTTCCTCAACGGCCTCCGCCGCCTCAACCGGCAGACCCGATAACACCGCCCGCCCCGCGCGCCGGTTACACTCCCCCCGAGCACCCCCGACACCACCCGGGAGGCAACACCACCGGGAGGCATGCCGTGGACCTTGTCACCTACGCCCTCGACCGCCTGAACACCGGCCGCCGAGGCGCCCCCCTCCAACCCGCCGACATCACCGTCGTTCAAGTGCGGGAACGGCCGCCCAGCCGGTACGGGCAGACCTCCGGGGAACCCGTCCCCGAACTCAAAGTCACCGTCCACGAAACCGGCACCGTCATCTACCTCCCCTACCCGGAGCAGGCCGCCAGCCCCCCCACCCTGCCGGCCGCCCCACCCGACCTGGCCGCCCTCACCCTCCCCGCCCTCCGCGCCTACGCCACCAGCATCGGGGTCGACCCGAAGGGCACGAAGCCCGCCCTCCTCACCCGCCTCCAGGAGCACGCCAATGGCTAAGTCGAAGGCCACAGCGAAGGACACCGACGGGTTCACCGCCGCCGACTACGCCTACACCCCGAACCCGGACGCCCCCGGCTCCTGGAAACTGCGCCTCACCTCCACCCCGGGCGGCGACCCGGACCCGGCCATCGTCGGCGCCGCCTGCGCCGCCCTGGGGCCCGGCTTCCGCGGCCAGAAGGTGGAAATCCCCGACGACGACCTGCCCGCCGTGAAGGGCCGTGTGCGGGCCGCCTGGAGGAAGGCGAACCCGGGGAAGGACGACGACGACATGCCCGAAGGCATCCAGGAGGCCACCGACCCCGCCCCCCTCGACGGCCGCCAGGAAGCCGCCGCCCAAGCCTTCGGAGACCCCGAAGCGGTCGAACCCGAAGCCCAGCCCGAAGCCGCCGAGCAGCCGCCCGAGGGGGAACGGTTCACCGAGGCCCTCCCCGGCCACCTCCTCGAATCGCTCGACGGCGGGGAGGGCCGCATCTGGCGGGTCACCCTCATCAAACCGGGCACCAGCCTGAACGGCCGCCGCTACCGGCCCGAAGTCCTCGCCGAAGCCCTCCCCCTGTACGAAGGGGCGAAATGCTTCGACGGGCACCGCACCGGCCCGGAACGGGCCGCCAGCAGCATCCACCGCCTCGTCGGCTGGCATCAGAACGTCGCCCTCGGCGGCGACGGCAGCATCCAGGCCGACCTGCACCTCACCGAGGCCGCCGAGCACGTCCGGCACACCCTCCTCACCGCCTGGAGGAACGGCCGCCCGGACCTCGTCGGCTTCTCCCACGACGTCGTCGGCATCCCCCAACCGGCCGTGGAAGGCGGCCGCGCCATCTCCGACACCGCCCGCATCACCGCCGTCAACTCAGTGGATGTCGTCGCCGACCCCGCGGCCGGCGGCCGACTCGAACGCCTCGTCGCGTCGAGGCACGACCAGGAAGGAACGACCATGGACCCGAAGGAACTCGCAGCGTTCCTCGACGGGCTCTCCGACGAGGACCGAGCCGCCGCCACCGCCCACCTCGCCGCCAGGGCCGCCAGCACCGCGGCGCCGGCGGGAGACCCGGCCCCGGCCGCCGAATCGCTGAGCGCCATCGAGCGCCGCATCGTCATCCGGGAGGCCCTCGAGGGGGTCACCCTCCCACCCGACCTCAAAGCGAAGGTGCAGGCCCGGGCGCAGGCCCTCGCCTCCGAGGCCGCCATCCAGGCGGAGGTCAAAGAGGCCGCCGACCTGTGGTCGGCGGTGCTCGGCGCCCGCGCGCAGGCCCTGCCCGGGCAGGCCACCGTCGAGGTCGGCCAGGAGGCCCTCGACAACCTGCGGGCCGGCCTCGACGGCATGCTCGAAGGGGCCCCCGTCAACGGGGTCAAGCCCTTCCGCAGCCTGCGGGAGGCGCACGCCCGGTTCACCGGCGCGAACCCGCTCCTCGACTCGGAGGACTACGCCCGCCGGGTCCTCGCCGAGTCGGCCGGCGGGGTCGCCAGCGCCGGCCGCCGGCTCACCGAGTCGGTCACCGCGGCCACCTGGTCGAGCGCCCTCGGCGACTCGATCACCCGCAAGGCCATCAAGGACTACCTCGCCGGCGTCGAAGCCTGGGGCGACTGGCGGAAGATCGTCTCCGACATCGTCCCCGTCCAGGACTTCCGCACCCAGCGGAGGGAGGGCTTCGGCTTCTACAACGTGCTGAGCACGGTCGGGGAGGGCGCCCCGTACCCGGCGCTCACCAGCCCGACCGACGTGGAGGCCACCTACTCCGTGTCGAAGAAGGGCGGCACCGAGGACCTGACCCTGGAGGCCATCGCGAACGACGACATCGGCCTGGTGCGCCGCATCCCGCAGCGGCTCGGCCGGAGCGCCGCCCTCACCCTGGCCCGGGCCATCTGGATCACCGTGTTCCAGTCGAACGGCACCATCTACGACTCGGTCGCCCTGTTCGACGCGGCGCACGCCAACCTCGGCACGACCGCCATCGGCACCGACGGGGCCGGCCTCACCGCCGCCCGGAACCTGATGGTGACGCAGACGGCCCCCGGGGAGACCTCCGGCGCCGCCGGCATCCTCCCCCGGTTCCTCTGCTACCCGCCGGAACTGTTCGCCACCGTCCACGCCCTCCTCAACCCGGCGCCGGGACGCACCACGGAGACCCCGTGGACGGGCCTGCAGCCCATCGAGGTGCCCCTGTGGACCGACGCGAACGACTACATGATCGTCGCCGACCCCCGGACCTGCCCGACCATCGAGGTCGGCTTCCTCAACGGCCGGGAGGAACCCGAGGTCATCATCCAGGACGCCCCCGCCGCCGGGTCGGTGTTCACCGCCGACAAGGTCACCTGGAAGGTCCGGCACATCTGGGGCCTGGCCGTCCTCGACTACCGCGGCTTCGTCTGGGAGGAAGTCGCCTAAGCCCGGATAACACCACCCGCCCCGCCGGGCTTCGCAGGCCCGGCGGGGCACCACCACCACCAGGACAACCCGACCCGCAGGAGGGCCGACCATGACAACCCGTGACACCCTGCTCGGCACCCGCCGGTTCGCCGTCTACATCCCGCTCGCCTGGGCCACCGCCGGCACCACCGGGGAGGAACCCGCCCTGCGGGCCCCGATCCGCCTGCAGGTGACCGCCGTCCGGTTCATCGCGAAGGCGGCCATCACCGGCCACGCCACCAACTACGCCACCGTCAGCGTCGAGAACAAGGGCGCCGCCGGGACGGGCACCACCGAGGTCGCCTCCTTCGCGTTCGACACCCCGACCACCGACGACGTCGCCGCCTTCGACGAGAAGGCCATCACCCTCTCCGGCACCGCCGCCAACCTCATCCTGGTGGCCGGGGACGTGGTGTCGATCAAGAAGGCGGTCGCCGCCTCCGGCCTCGCCGTCTCCGGCATCATCATCATCGAGGGCACCCCGGTCGGCTCGTAACCGCCGCCGGCAGGGCAACCCTGGCGGGGCCCGAACCCCCACCCTTTCGGGCCCCGCCAGCCGGCAGAGGGAAGGCACCCCTGGGAGGGACGCCGATGGGTCAGACCCGCACCGCATACGAAACCCGCATCCGGGGACACCTCGGCGACTTCGGCGTCCTCCAAAGGGTGCCAGCCGAACGCATCCCCCTCGCCCTCGAAACCGCCCTCGCCGTCCTGTCGAACGACCGGCCGAGGGAAGCCACCGCCACCCTCACCGGCGACGGCTCCACCTACAACCTCACCCTCACTCAGTGGGTGGACCGCTGGTCCCGGGTCCTCCGCGTCGAGTACCCGACCGGGGAGCGGGAACCCTCCTACATGGAAGCCCGCCGCTGGATGGTCCTCCCCGGCACCACCACCTTTCGCCTCCTCGCCGACACCCCGGCCGTCGGCGAATCCTGCACCGTCACCTACTCCGTCCGCTGGCCCTACCCGGACGACACCACCACCACCGACCAGGTGCCCGCCCCCTGGTTTGAGGCTGTCTGCGCCCTCGCCGCCGCGGAGGCGACCAAGGCGCAGGCCGTCGAGTACGCCCGCCGGCAGTCGACCTTCGTCCAGGGGGACCTGCACACCCTTGACGCCGAACCCCTGTTCACCGCCGCCGCCCAACTCCGCCGCCTCTACGAGCAGATCGTCCTCGGCGCCGCCGGCGAAGCC